ATGGCAGGAGCCGCCGCGGAAACGAGGCCCGGACCTATTCTCGATATCCGGGTATGTCGTACCCGACACTTTGACGCGCGTGGCCAGAACAATTGAGTTTGTTGATGGAGATGACATCGAGGAGGACGCCGAAGATAAGTTTGAAAAAGTCGATCATCGTTATGCCACTGTCGGCGACCTCGTTGCGGATTCAAACATCAAATTGCGCAAGGGCAGCGCAATCGTCCGCGCGTGCAAACGCCTGCGCATCGCCGCTGATGTGGCTTTGAAGCGCGCCAAGGGCAAGGTGGATATCCACCTGTGCGATATTGCGGATAAAGATTGAACCGATGCGCGTCCACGCGGTGTTGCATGAATCAAGAATATCTCACATTCCTCACCAGCAAGGCGCTCCGAGCCAAAGAGCGTGGCCTTGAGCGTATTCCCGATCTGGCGCCGCATTTGTTTCCCTTCCAGAGGACCGCCGTCGAGCATCATTTGCGCGCCGGGTGTGCTGGATGCTTTTTTGACACCGGGCTGGGCAAAACCGAGATCCAGCTCGAATTCTGCCAAAAGGCGATCGAGGCAACCAATTCCAAAGCCTTGATATGGACGCCGCTTGCCGTCGCCGGCCAGACTAAGCGCCGCGCCGACCGTTGGGGATATGAGGCCAAGGTCATCCGCGACCAGTCTCAGGCCGGCCCTGGCATCAATATCTGCAACTACGACCGCCGCGACAAGATTGATCCAGGCGCCTTTAATGTCGTTTCCTGTGATGAGGCATCGATCCTAAAGAGTTTCACCGGCAAGACGACGCGGGCGCTGATCGATGCTCATAAGGGCGCGCGGTTCAAGTTGGTTGCGACTGCCACGCCGGCGCCGAACGATCACATGGAGCTCGGCAACTATGCCGAATTCCTTGAGATCATGGCCGCAAACGAAATGCTATCGCGGTTCTTCATCAATGACACATCGACGGCATCGCAGGAATGGCGCCTGAAAGGCCACGCCGTTATTCCGTTTTGGGACTGGATGGCGTCTTGGTCCCGGATGGCTGAGAAGCCTTCTGATCTTGGCGACAATGACGAAGGGTTCATTTTGCCGCCGTTCGAATTGATCCGGCACCGCTCCCGGGACAGCAACGTCGATCGTGACCTTGCTGATATGTTCGGCCTCCCGACGATGTCCGCAACATCTCTTCATGATGTCAAGCGACAGACGAAAGAAGCCCGTGCAGAGGCCGTTGCATCGGTCGTTTGCCCGGCGTCCGGCGAGCCGTGGATCATCTGGGTTGATACCAACTACGAAGCGGACGCGATCGCCGCGGTGCTTCCAGATGCGATCGAGATTCGCGGCTCCATGTCGATCGACGAAAAGGAAGATCGGATCGCAGCATTTGAGACCGGTAAGCATCAACTCATAGCCAAGCCTTCGCAATGCGGCTTCGGCCTCGACTGGTCGCATTGCGCGCGCATGATCTTTGTCGGGCGCTCATATAGTTACGAGACTTGGTATCAGGCCGTCCGTCGATGCTGGCGCTTTGGTCAAAAGCGCAAGGTCGTCGTCCATTTGATCGTTGCCGAGGGCGAGGACACGATCGGCCGCGTTATCGATCGCAAGGAAGGCGATCATTCCATCATGAAGCAAGCCATGCGCGCCGCGATGAAGCGCGCGACCTCCGCGTCAACGGTCACAAAAATTCCATACCTACCAACCCGCACGACGAGGCTTGCGCCATGGATATCCGCTGTCTGAATTCAGCTTCTGGCGAGAATTGGCAATGCATACAGGGTGACTGTGTGGATGTGCTATCGCAGATGCCAACGGAAAGCATCGGATTTTCGGTCTATTCGCCGCCGTTTGGCAGTTTGTTTGTCTACTCCGAATCGGCTGCGGATATGGGCAACTCAACCGACGATGAATTTGCGGAGCATTATTGTTACATGGTTCGGGAACATTTTCGTGTCACTCAGCCGGGACGGCTGACCGCAGTGCATTGCAGCGACCTCAAGATGACCAAATGGAAAGATGGCGCGAGCGGGATGAAGGACTTTTCCGGTGACATCATCCGGGCCCATGAGGACGCCGGGTGGATTTATCATTCGCGTCGCACGATCTGGAAATGTCCAGTAACCGAAATGACGCGCACCAAGCATGTTGGTCTACTCTACAAGCAGTTGCAAAAAGATAGCTCAAAGTCTTGCGGCGGGATGCCAGATTATCTCCTGACCTTCATCAAGCCAGGCGAGAATACTGATCCAATAAATCATACACCAGAGGACTTCCCGCTCCACCAATGGCAGGAATGGGCCTCCCCGGTATGGATGAGTGTTCAGCAATCCAAGGTTTTGAATGTGCGGACGGCCAAGAGCGCCAACGACGAGCGCCACCTTTGCCCACTACAGCTCGATGTAATCGAACGTGCGCTCATCATGTGGAGCAATCCTGGAGATGTTGTGCTTTCTCCATTCATGGGCATCGGGTCGGAGGGCGTTACCGCTCTCAAACTGCGGCGCCGATTCATCGGCATTGAACTCAAGGAATCCTATTGGGCGCAGGCGTGCAAATATATCGATGCCGAGGATAGTCAGAAATCCATAATCTTTGAGGCATCTCCGATCGACGCGAAGAGCGCGGGATGAGGTTCGATGGCACCTATCGCTACGTGCCGCATCGCCGCGTGCGCGCCTATGAGGCAATTGGGTGGCTTTGGGCGGCCGATCTTGGCCAGACGCACGGAGAGTGGTCTTGCCTTATGTGGTGGCCATGCCAGTGCAAATGCGTGGAGCCCCGATGACCGAGATACTGGCCCTCGACCTCGCGACCGTCACCGGCTACGCGCGCGGCGTCGTCGGCGGCACGCCGATCGCCGGCTCGATCCGCTTCGGCACGCGCGAGTCTGGCGACGGCGAGGTCTTCGGCCAGGCCATCGGCTGGACGAGCAAGCTGCTCGAGCTGCAGCCGCAGCCGGACATTATCGTGATCGAGGCCATGCTGCCGCCCGGCGCCAAGGTGGGCGCAACTAATTCCTCGACGCGCGACCGGCTCGCCGGCCTGCACGCCATCGTCCGCGGCGTCGCGCACATCCGTGGCATCGGCGAGATCGCCTGCTATTCGGTCGGCGACATCCGGCACCATTTCATCGGCGACCGCAGCTTGCGGCGCGCGCAGGCCAAGCAAGCGATCGTCTTGCGTTGTGAGATGCTTGGCTGGCAGGCCGTGGATAATAATGCCGCAGACGCCCTGGCGGCCTGGTCCTTTGCCTGCTCGCTCATCGATCCGACGCAGGCGCTCAAGGTGTCGCCCTTGTTCAACAAGCAACTGCGGGTGCATGTGCAATGAAATGGGCCGATGACCCGGCTGCATACAGCAGGCGCGTGCAGGAGCGCATCGGCTGGATACTCGATGCCAATTACGCAGAGCCTAGCGAGGAGCTTAAGCCGTTCGTATTCGAGTTGCTCAAGCGCGCGGTCGAGGACGACGCCGACGATGCCGACCGCGCCCTCGAGGCGCTGCGCAAGCTGTTTCCGCCGCCGGCCTAGCCGGGAGAGGATGCAATGAGCGATCGCAAACCCCTGCCGCTGCGGCGGCGCGCCGAGACCATCAAGATCCGGCACGGCGGTGCCACCTTTCACATCAGCACCGGGCATTATGCCGGTGGGCAGCTCGGCGAGGTCTTCATCAGCACGAACAAGGTCGGCAGCAACATCGAGGCAATGGCACGCGACCTGGCGATCTTGGTGTCGCTCGGGCTGCAGCACGGGTGCTCGATCGAAACCATGAGCGGGGCGCTCACGCGCGAGCAAGACGGCTCGCCCTCGACCATCGCCGGCGCGGTCGCCGACCGGCTGGCGCAAAAGGAGCAGCCATGACCACATCGACCGAAACGACGTTACGCAATAGGCTACGGCCGGCCTATCACCGGTGGCGCAAATGTCCCATCCGCATCGAAGCCGACGACTTTGCGCGGCTCTGCCACGCCGCCGGCATGCGCGGCATCGGGCCGAATGAACTGCTCGAGCGCATCATCTCGACCACGCTGCGCGCCAACCTGATCAATGCGGTACTCGATGACGACCGATGACCGGCAG